ATCATTGCAAAGATTAATCCAGTTGGACCAGTCATTGGTTGAACACCACAAATATCATAAGCGATTAAGTTCGGCATTGCTCTTCTTACTAACGAGATTAAAATTGGATCCCAGTTATCGACACTGGCGCCAGTTGCGTTAGCAGGAGTTACACTCGGACTTGCTTCACTTAGGAATGACCTGTCTTCGTTTATTGCTTTTTCTTGGTTTTCCAAGATGACTGAAGTAACGGCACGTCTATAAGAATCCTTAATTTCTGGTAAATCAGGATGATTTAAGACTGGTTGCCATTTCTTTTCGTATGTTTCAGATAAATACATTATTATCTCTCCCTAATTTGTTTTTGACAACTTAATGTCTTTTAGTTTACTTATAGCGGCGGTATATCTTGCCATAGAATTTGACAACTCTGCACTATCTACAGCAGTATTATCGCCGACCGCTACATCATCAATATCAGATGAAGTTTCTTTCTTACCAAAATAAGACTCTTTAATAGTGTTTATTTTTGCTTTGAATTCTTCTTCATTTGAATACTCAATTTCTTCAGAAAGTTTATTGAACTTTTCTTTTTGTGAATCAGCAAGGTCAGACGCAACTTCATTTACAATGTCGTTTCTCTTATAATCACTGGTTACTTTTTTAAATTCAACATTCTTTTGAATCTCTTCATCAAGTTTTTTAGATAACTCTTCAATTCTTGATGCTTGGTCTTCTAACACATTATACTTTTCATCTGGAACATCTATGTAATGATCCTCGAAAAGTTTTTTAAGACCTGAAATAAAATCTTCTGCGATTTCACCCTTAATACCTCTTTCGATAGCAATAGAGTTTTCTTTCATCCATTCTTCAACAACATATGTTAAGTATGTGTCTACCTTTTCAGAAAGTTTTTCTTTTTCGCTTTCTATTTCTTCGTTTAATTTTTTGTCGAACTCTGCATTTAATCTAATTCTATGCTCGGTTATTTTTGCTTTAACCGCCGCCTCGAATATAGTTGATGCTTTGTTCTTGAATTCTTCTGATAGACCTTCGTCTTTTACTAAAGCATCTACGTCAGCAGAAACATCTAATTCAATTTCTTCACCATAAGTATCGTCTAACATATGCTTGTCAGCATTAATTTTCTCATGGTCTTTCTGTGCTTTAACTGTTTCTTTCTGTCCAGGTGTTCCAACTTTAGTTACACCCTTTTCTGTATCAGGTGACTCGTTAGGGTCTCCGTCTTTTGCTTTTGCATTAACTGAGTCTTTTGCTTTTGTTGATTTTTTTGTGGCGTCCGGATTGCTGTCTGTAGGTTTAACTACGGGAGCACCTAAATCGTCATACTTCGACATTGATGCAATGTTTGAAGTTTCTGGCGCCACAGCATTCTTTTTTGGAGCATCTGCTTGAGGATTTGCTTTTTCGTCCAACTCTCTTTCAATCTCCTCTAGTGCCACGACTTTATTGTTTTCTTCAGTCATATTTAATCTCCTTTAAAGAACTTTCGTTTTTTAACAATTATTTATAATACTACAGATTTTTAAGAAATTTATTAAAAATTTGTAACTTTTTTTCTTCTAGTTTTTTACTTGATGCGTCTTTGATTTCCCTCTTCCAAGCATCAATATCTCTTTCTACCATTCTACCATTATCCCAAATCCATTCTTTATTTTCCATAATACCTTGTACAAAAGCATCAGGGGCGGATGGGTCTGCAACAATGTCGGCGGCGGTTGCTAACATGAAATCTGACTTCACATAATTAGCACCATTTCTCTGTTCTAATGAACCTAAACCTCTTGAAGAAACACCTAGTTGTGCGCCCTCATCTATAAGACCCTTTACAATCTTACCGTAAGGTGTGTTCATTATTTTTGCTTCACCATAATAATTAGCACCGTCTTGTGTTAATTTAGTAATCATATGTGAAACTCTTTCAAGATTGACAGTTGGTCCATCAGGATGACCTAATTCACCAAATGCTCTATTCTTATTAACAAATTGTTCTGTGTAACGATTAACTTCTTTCATCATTACTTGTTTAGGATAAACTCTGCCGTTTCTGTTCTTAATGTCAGATTGTAGAAATACACCTTTTATCTTATATTTCTTTTGACCATTAACATTTTCAACGAGATATTCGGCGTCTTGTATTTCTTCTGATATTAGTTTCATAGTTTTCTCTCTCTAATAACTACTATTTATAAAAGTTATTACCTAAACTCAATAACTATTGTATAACTATCACCTTGAGTGAAGTTTTTAGTTGTTAACAACACATCTCCTGTTGGAGATGTTGCGTTATTAAGTATATCATTACCTAAAGTATTTAAATCCCAAAAACCTTGACCTGATAATACACACGCAGTAGCATTCGTAGTTCCTTCCCACAAAATTTCAACAGCACCATTTCGATTTAGAGTATTGATAGACCAATTTATTTTAGAAATTTTTCTATCACCATCTTCTGTCATAAATGTTTCATTTGCTGAAGTTATTTTTTCAACTAAATCTTCACCTGAACCATCAGATATATTAGTAAGTTTAGCAACATATTTTATACCTGTGGTATCCACTAACTCTTGAACTGTTACAACATCTGCCATATTATCTCCTAAATTTTATTTTGTTTTATCCAATTTAATACATTATCTGGTTCTGTTAATACATAGGGGTCGTCTTCTGCATTATCAACTATATTTTGCTCTATCCACATTACTTTAATTGTAATGTTGTCAATTAACATAGCATATCTCCAAGACCTTTTACCAAAACCTAAATTTTCTTTTTTGACTAACATACCCATTTGTCTAGTCATATCTGCATTACCATCAGGTAACATTTTTACATTCTTAATACCTAAAGATTTTCCCCAATTATGCATTACAAAAGCATCATTAACAGAAAGACAATATACTTCATCAATACCTTGTTCTTTAAATTCGCTATATTTTTCCTCATAACCTGGTAATTGTTTTGATGTGCAAGTAGGTGTAAACGCACCTGGTAGAGCAATAACTAAAGATTTTTTACCTTTAAATAATTCTCTACTATTAACGTCTTTCCATTTATATTGATTTTCACCTTCTATACTTTCATCTTTTACTCTTGTTTTAAAAGTTATATCTGGTATTGTAAACTCTATTTTACTTTCACTCATATTCACTCCTGTTCTAAATAATTACTAAAATAATTTAATGACTCTAAAAACTCTAATGGTTTTTTATCTTTTTTCTTACCTAATATAAAAGATAATGTCCACCTACCTTCACTTGAAGGATTCCATGTTGAATGTAATCTACCCACATTATATAAACTTGGTCTGTCAATTGTTCTTTCTAACACCTTATCACATTCACTTTCTTTTGCACAAGCATACTCTATAATGTTTTCTGTTTTTTTATTTTTTAAAAATAATCGTATTCTCTCTTTTAATGTCAGCATTTTTATTTTACTACATTTCACCGTTCTATTCATATTACTTTCATAAAATTGCACTACTTTAACTTTTTTTCTATTTTTAGGTTCCCACCATATTGTTTTACTATCTGGTGAACCCCAACTAAAACTCAATTTTACTTTATCTGATAAATCTGATGTATCACTATGAACTCGGATACCATCATTTGGTGCTGAATAAACAGAATTTGTTTTTATTCTATAAAGTCCAAGACTATCAATAAAATCTAATATAGGTTCAGTTTTTAAATCCTTATCTTTAAAATAAATAAACTCACAATAATCTTTTAATTCAATACTATCATATAAAGTAGGTTTCTCAAAATTAAAAGGTAGTTTTAAATACCTGTGATATAACTGCATTAACTTCTAGGCGCACATGCACTTGCGTGTCCATCTGCTAATGTAATTGTATCAGTTGTTGTTTTTTCTATCACTATGGAATCACCGGCGGCGTGTAAATAAAACTGACCTAATGTGTCACCACCAGAATTTTTAACAACACCAGTTTGTGTACCACCAGTTGCAACACAATGAACAAAGTGTGCTTTACCTATATTGTTAGCATCAGGATTGTTAATTACACTTCCCTTTACTTTAATTGTGTGACTCATATCTTTACTCCTAATATTTCATTGACATTATTATCTAAAAAATTTTCGACTTTAAATTTATCCACATTATGTTTATTACAAGAAACTTCTATTGCTTGATTAAATTTAGTAAGAAAGAATGCATCATTATCTTTATTAGCATCTACTTTCTCAAATATATCAGTTATACAATCTTGTTCTTTAGGACTTAATAAGTTAAAAACTTTAGTGTCAAAGAGTTTAGTTTCTTTTACCATGTTACTTACTTTCTTCATTGTCTGTTAAATCCATATCAACTGTTGTTTCGTCATTATTATTTATAACAGAACCATCAGGTGCAAATGAACCTGTTGATGCTATTTCTGGTTTTTGTTCGTTGTGAGGTGCTTCTTCAAATTCACCTTGTTGTGCTTTAAACATATTCTGTGACATTTCTTTTCTTCTTTTTTCTAAAGCATCACCGACTTTTGCTCTTAGGGCGTCTTTAAATTCTTCACCTGCATCTGCACTTTTATCTGTATAAACACTGTTTATAAAACTTTTTATTTGTTCACTCATCAATACTCTCCTGTTTGCTCAGTTGGTGATGATATAATACCATCATCAATTTCTTTCTTAATTTGTTTATTCATTTCTTCAATTTCTTTTTCATTTTGTTTTAAGATATGCTTTCTAATATATTCTACTGAATAATATTTACCAACATAATCTCTCATACTCATTGCTAAATCTAATCTACTTCTTAACAGTTCTGTATCTTTTAGTTCTGCAAAATGACCATCTTGTAAATAGTCATATTGTACAGATTGTGAAATTGTGTACCAATCTTCTTCAGCAATAATTTTCTTTAATATTAGTTGAGTTCTTAAAATATCATTAAACAGTTCTGTAAATCTTTTTCTTAATCTTTGTACAAATTTTGTAAATTTAAGTTCATCTCTTGATATTTCAGATGCTCTTCCTAAACTAAAACCATCAGATGCTTCTAATCTACTTACTGGTACGTTCAAACTTCTGTATAATTTCTTTTGAAAATATTCAACATCTGACATTTCACCTAGATTTTGACCACCAGGTAATGTTGTTATATCAGTCCCTCTTCCACCTTCTCTACTTGGTAACCAGAAATCTTCTAACATTGACATATAGTTTCTATCATCTCTAATTTCACCAGTAGACGCATCATAAACAAGTTTGTTTCTATATCTTGCCATAACATCTCTTAAATACTGTTCTGCTTTTTGTTTAGGTAAATTACCTACATCAATCTTAAATATTCTTCTTTCAGGCGCCCTTGCTATTCTGTAAATAACAACAGCATCTTCTATCATTCTTAATTGATTAACGGGTTTAATTGCTTTATGCATATATGATAGAACCATATTTTGTTTATTTTGGTCTACCAAACCTGATGGACAAAATGCAATAGTATCAGGTGCTATTTTTATACCTGAACCAGCAGTGGATTGTTGAACACCTTTTTCATTGAAAAGATAATATTCAATATACTCTTCAACTACAGTTAAATTAGCATTCTCTTTAGGTCTAATTTTTTTAACTTCTCTAATTTTTTTAATTTTTCTTGGGTCAATATATTTTAATTCTGTAATACCTTTTGTAGGGTCTTTTCTATCAATTAATTTTTGATAAAAAATTCTACCATCTACATACCATCTTCTAAAAATATCGTGACCTTTTATATTAAAGTGCATTAACCTTAATATTTCTTTAAATTCATCTTCAATTTTTCTTCTTACGTCTTTACCAAATGGAAGACCGTCAATATTAATTCTAACCGGGTCTTTCATTTCATTAGACACAATTGCTTCATTAACGATATCTTCTATCGCCATGTCACATTCTGGGTGAATTGAAATTTCTCTATATCTACGGATTAAGTCTGCTTCTGTTTTTGCAGTAGCATCCATATCAAGAAACGTACCAAAGTAACCACCAGCATTGACGGTTTGAGTACCGTCATCTGCTTGGGTGGTTGTAAAACTTTGTTTCGGGTCTGCTAGTTTCTTAATCCTACTTATCTGAAAACCAAATAACTCTGCCATAATTTATTCTCCTACATCACTATTTAGTCAGTTTTTTAAGTAGTGGTATTTGACTCAAAGAATTGGTACTGCCATACGACATTAAAACTTTCAATGTCAGTTGCTTGACCATATGTCAATTCTATATCTGCAATTGACTCTGGATAACAACCTCTCAAAGTGTATGACTTTAATGTTGCACCATTTCTATCAAGTTGGTCTACGAATATATCAACTTGATAATCTGCTGGATTTGTTAAACCTTCTCCATCAGACATATTATTAATACCATTCTGCCATCTTTCGAAAGCATTTCTCAATTTAAAGTTAGTATCATTTAAAACACCAGTTGTCCAAGTATCGAATTGTCTATCACCTGCTATCTTAATTTCTCTACCTCTAAACGGTATAGTAATTGTACCTACTTTCATTCCCGGTAAAGCGGCGGAATCACATAGAAAAGAAAATTCTTCAATTTCTCCACCGACTTGCGTAAATCCTGGAAAAGGGCAGATAACTTTAAATTGATTATTTCTTGCTCCGCCTCCAGAAAGTTTTGCTTTAAAATCTGAAATATTTGCCATTTTTTACTCCTAACCTGCTATTTCTTCAAAAGCAACGCCAGTTCTTGTTGCAATGAATTTTAATGTTATGAAATTAATGCTCTTGTTAGGTTTAACAAATATCTCTGCTTGAAACTCATTTCTGTCTACAACGTCAGACGAGTTATTTGTTTCGTCACAAACTACCAAGAAGTCAGTAATACCTCTTCTACCTTGAACTTCTCTCAAAAATGGTTCTACTAGATTTCTGAACTGTGCCCTAGTAAATTCATCATTGAACTCAAATAATTGAAATTTAGATGCTGTAGATATTGCTTTCTCTAATGTAATAAATAATCTTCTTACATTAATTCTATCAAATGCACTTGGTGATGTTAAACCTGTTTTGTCACCGAATAGAACTGTTCCTTGTCCAGGAAATGTTACTACCGGATTTATTCTAGCAGGATATAATACATCTCTTTGTGCTTTGTTAGGGTTGAAAGAAATCTTAACTGCTCCCTTAATAATACCTCTATTTAATCCAGCAGGTGAAAACCAAGAGTCGTTAGTTAAATCTGTTCTTGCACATAAACCAGCAATATCACCGTTTAATGGTACATATCTAAATTGGTCATTATACTTATCGTACATATATTTGTAACCACTATCAAATACAACATAAGATGATGATGAAATTGTATCAAAAAATGCTTTTACATTTGACATCTGTGTATTTGAATTTGTTACATTTACTGTATCTGCTCTTTCAGGTGATGCAAATACAACACAATCTCTTCTATTTTCAGCAATTGAAATTAGATTATCAATGTGTGTAGAATCTCCTGCACCGGCAATAATTAATGATAAGTCTATTGTTTCTGCGTCATCAAATTTATCATAAGCAGTTTTTAATTCTGCTACGGTTCTTGATGAACCATCTGAACCAGCAGACAGACTTTCTAAAGTTGGTGTATTTACAGCAGTAAAAGTTATACCTGTTGCATTGCTTCCCCAATTTGAACCTGATGAATTATGATCCATCCAATAAACATATCTAGACTGATTGTAAATCACATCTGGATAATAGTTAGTTGAACCTTGTGGAGTTTTAGCATCTGCCGCCTTTGATAAAGCACTGAATACTTCGATAACAGAACCAGGAACACCAGTTACACCTCCGTCTTCGTCTTGAACAACTACATGAATTTCATCATTAGAACCACTTCTATCAGAAGTATAAGGTGAAGTTCCAGGAGCACCATTGATACCTGCTTGGTCATAAAATCTCCATCTTCTTCTTATGTTACATCCGTCTGTTAGAGTTCTTTTTATTCCACCTGAACCTCTTTCGTGTTGTACAATTGTTAAAGTGTGTGTATCGATACCTGTAATTCTATACTCATCACCGTCTGTATAATCGTTGGTTGCGGCGGTATCTGAAAATGATATAATATCTCCTACATTAAATACTGTACCTGCTGTTGTTACTACAGTTGTATCGCCTACTGATGTAGATGAATCATTTAATGTTGTTGCACCTTCTTGCTCGTAAGCAGTTGCACTCGGACAAGTTGATACTAATAAACTATTACCCCACGCACCACCTGATCTTGCGGCGAATGTACCTACTGCTCCTTGTCCTGAAGCATAGTTGTTAGTATAGTCATCAGTGTTTTTAATTAATATTCCAGTTCCGTCAGCAGTTGCGTTTAACAATCCTGATGTTGTTGCTCTTACGACTTTACAATTATTAGTATACGATAAAAAATTCGCCGCACTAAAAAAGTCTTCAAAGTTACTTGCATCAGGTTTTCCAAACTGCTCAACTAATTGTTGTTCACTTGTTATAGTGACAATCTCATCAACTGGACCTTGCCTAAATTCTCCAGCAAAACCACCTATTGATGTTGATACAGCAGGAATAACTCGTGTTAAATCTAATTCCTGTACGAGAACACCTGGTGATACTTGAAATGCCATAGTTCTCTCCTTTTAAATTACTATTTTTTAATCAAGATTCGTATTATTCATACGCCCATAGTCAAAACTTATTTGATACTATTTATAAATAGCACGTTTTATACTATAAACCTTTTCTGACAACGGGATTCCAAACAGTACCATATTCATCTGTAAAAGATTTTTCTTCTTCAGGAGTACCATCATCTATAAATCCGAATGGCGCCATATCTTGTTCTACCAAATGTGCTTGTTCTTCATAAATCTGTGCCCTAATATTTGAATCAGTCATTTCTTTAAAATATTCTTGATTTGATAACCAACCAAAGATAACTAGACACATAACTAAATCGTCATTACAACCATCTTCTGCCATCCAACTATTACCTCTTCTTGAGAAAGTAGACATTTCTTCAATAATATTAAAATCATTTATAATAACTTTATCTGATTCAACTAATGTTTTAAATGCTGAACAACCTATCTTTTTAATTTGTTTAGTCATACGAACACCTATGGATGTACCTCTACCACTAAATCCAGCACCTAAAATTTGACCTGCTCTACCTCTTTGTGTAGTCATTAACATATTTTCATATTCTAATTCATATTGCATTGTATCTGATATTTGTTGACCTAAATCATTTACTTCTACTAAAACATCTGCGTTATTAAAACCTTTACATGCTTTTTCTATTATACTAGGAAATACAAAAGGTTTTATTTCATTATTTTTGTATGTTGCTACAACAGTATATGGTATTTTTGAAACATCAAATATAATAAATGCTGAATAGTCTTTAGTAGTTCCTCTTGCAACGTCAACAGTACATACATATGATTTGTCTTTTTCAGGTTTATGAAACATTTGTAAACCACCTTTTGACGTTAATGCTGGTATATGAGGTGTTGTTTTTATTTTACTAGGTGCAATCAATGTATCAACTGAACCTAAAAACTCACATTCAAATTCTGATTGAAATTGTTCAGGTGATGTATTTCTGATTGTTTCTTCTTTCCATTTTTCATCTCTACCAGGAACTTCTGACCAATGTACCTCTATTGGAACATAATCATTTTGGTTATTTTGAGCATCAGTCCATAATTTATAGTACATGTTCATACCATAAGGTGTAGAAACTATAATCATTTTTGTATTTTTACCAGATGATATTGTAGGATAAACAGAACTAAAAAACTGTTCGGCAATATTTGCTGGTACGAATGCAAACTCGTCTAAGAATATAATGTTAAATGAACCACCTCGGATTGCAGATGATGAAGTTGCGGCGGCGACTATGGTTGATTTATTTTCTAATTCAATATTACCTTTGTTCCAATTGATAACACCTTGCTGTAACCACTTTGGTAAATTTTCGTATGCTAATTGCAAACGACCTAAAATATCTCTTGCTGTAGATGATTTGTTTGCAAGTATCGCCAAATTAGAATTAGGATTGAAAAGAGCATAATGTAGTAAATAAGATATTGTTGTTGTAGATTTACCAGACTGTCTTGGTAATTTGCATATGGTAAAACGATTATCGTGAATAGTTTGCACAATATGTTTTTGAAATGAGTACATATTAAATGGTACTAAACCCTCATCAAGTGAAACTATTTGAATGTAAGTAGTCATAAAGTACAAAGGGTCTTTTGCACACTTTTGATATTCTTTAATTTGTTCTTTGGTAAACTCTACTTTAGTATTTACTTTTTTTAAGTTTGGATTACCTAAATATGCGTCAGTCAATTATAACTCCTTC